TACAAATGCTTCTGCTTGATAATCTCTTATTTGTAATTTAGGTATCTTTAATGCTTTTAGAAATCTATTTGTATCTTCAGCACTCATTGGAACATCTTTTATTTTAGTTCCATCTACTATTTGAATATCATTTTTATTACACCAATCTACTATGTAAGGATATAATCCTGCATATATTTGACCAGTTGCATAACTGAATAATCTAATTTTACCGTCCCAAACTCTATTTCTATATTGGGGCATAAACTTAAAACCAGGCACTTCAAAGGTAAAGTATTCGCCTAATTCTCTACGAATATCAGCGTCCGCTTCTATCTTTAAATAGACTTCGTTCTTCTTATCTATGATGAGGTATCGTGTGGTTGTCATTAGATAGCGCCACTAGTAAACTTTCTCCAGTCAATGGCGTTCTTAATAGTAAATGTTCTATTACTAATTTGTCTTATTGTTCTATCTAAAAAATCTACAATAGTTTCCAAGTATTTAACTTTTTGATTTGCTTTGATCCATTCTTCATCTGATTCGATATATTGCTGTACATCTGCTTTTAATATTTTTAAGTTAAAAGGTTTTAATTGATATACTGCTGGGTCTGCCTTACCAGTATAGTATTCCCACTTGTCTTTCTTTATTCTAGTAAAATCGTCTTGCGCTCTAGTTAATAACAACTTAAACTTTGTTAAATGTTTTAAATATTTGTTATGTAATTGAGGTGTCTTTAATGATTCTAAATCTAGTTCAGTATCATTAATCTTTAAATCTTTATCTGCTAATTCTTGTAATTGTTCTAAATCCATAATATATCCATAATATCACAACTGACTTAAAAAGTCAATGCTTATGACGTTGTTATTGATGTTCTACTTGCCTGACTATTGGCAAAATCGTATAGTTTATAATTAAAAGTTACCGTCGCTGTTAGATAGTCTGTATCAGCGGCCTGTTGATTATATGCTAGTCCTGATAATGAAATAGGAAATACATCACTAAATCTAACTTCGGTTACGGGGTTATTTTTACTTGTAAGTATGTTTAGAGTTGCGTCTGAAAACAAACCACCTACATTAGCGGCGCCAAACTTTGCTCTTCCAGCGTCACCTAATACACTATTTTTAGATGTAGGAAATCTATCTGATCCACTATCTAATAGTTTCTTAAATTCTTCGTGTCCACCAGGAAAACCTAGACCTCTTAACCATCCGTGTATCTCCTGATAGTTTTCTAAATTTTCATCTACTAGAAATGTCATAGTTAATGCCTCATATTGTAATTTTTCACCAGGCAAAGGTATGTTTCTAAAAGGTGTTGGTTGTTCGTAATTATCTGCTAGATTAATACCAGGTAGATTTACCTGTGTACAAAAATATTCTACTTTAGGAAGTTTAATTATACTAAATTTAAACTTTGTAGGATCGGCATAATCCTGTTTAGTAGGTTGCCTTCTATATGAGTTTGTAGTAGTCATACTACTATTTATCTGTTTCTTTATCTACTTCTTCCCACTCTTTTGTCTGTGATTCTGTTGCTAATTCACGCTCTTTATCAGTAAGAGGATTGTTTTCTGCCTCTTCTAGTTTCTGATTTATGTTATCTTCTATTGTGGGTTTTGGGTTTAAATGATTTAATGTAATTGCTAAACACCCTATAAACAAAGATATTGCAATTAAACCTATTATAATTCTCTTAACTTGTTCAATCATATTTTTATTTAATATATTTTTCTAATTTATCATAATATTTAATCAGCGTATCTTTAGGTATTGGTGCGCCAAATAAATTTAATGTCTTACCTTTAACCATCTTTTTAATGTATAAAGGACTTTTCTTAAAGATTATGACATTATTCTTCTTTTTCATTTTTATTTATGCCAAAAAAAAGGGGCGGTTTTGAGGCCGCCCCTTTATAAGATCGTCAAACAACGATCAACCTATATTACATTATGTTTGTAACTTGTACTCTTTGGTAGTATCTGTTACTATCAGCAGAACCAGCGTGGTTCACAGCAGTAGCAGCACCAGAAACAGCACCTGTTTCAGCAAATGGGTTTGCAACTAGACCATATCTAGTTTTGAAACCGATTTTTGGTTGGAAAGTGTCTTGTCCAACTGCTCTTACCATTTGTAGTGGTACATATGGGCAGTAGAATATACCAGCGTCATAAGGTGAAGTACCTTTGTAACCAACTACGTAGTATTGTTTCGCAGCTGAATTTGCTGAGTATGGATCAACATACACTTTATATCTTCCGTTTAATGTACCAGCAAAAGTGTTACCAGTATCATCAACTGAAAGGTTGTTGTTTAATGCAGGAGTGTAATCTAAAACACCAGCCATTTGAAGAGCACTAGCAACGTCAGCAGAACAGATAATCATATTACCTTTTCCTCTTCTTGTTCTTTGTGCAATTCTATTAGCATCTCTCTCTAATTGGAACATTAGTCCTTTGAATCTCTCAACTGACCATCTTCCGTTTGAGTCTGTGTCTAAATCAAAAACACCAGCTGTAGTTGTGTTAACAGCAGCGCCTTTTTCTGCATTGATATAAATTGTTCTTACAACTTCTCTATTGATTTCCGCAAGGATTTCAGCAGATAAGATGTTTGCAAGTTCAGTTTCAGCGTCTAAACCGTGGATTGCTTTTAAGTCTTGAGCAAGTTCCATAGTGTATTCCGCTTTAAGAGCTCTACTTCTTGCAGTAACCGTAGATTTCTCAATTGAGAAAGCCATTTCTGCAAACTGATTTCCAGAAGAATCACCAAGTGCTTCAGCTCCACCAGTTGTCATTCCTTGACCTCTGCTGTAGTTTCCACTTTGGTCACCACCGTCGTTTAACACGCCAGGGTTTGTTCCTCTATGTTCAGTATTACTAGAACCATCAGCACCAGCACTTGAGTCACCAGCAGCATTTCTACTAGAGAAATCTGTGTCTGCTTCGTCAAATAGCGCTTCGTTTCCAGTTTGTGAAGTGTATCTGCTTCTCATTGCAAATATTAAACCAGTTGGTCCAGTCATTGGCTGAACGCCAGCAATATCGTAAGCAATAAGGTTAGGCATAGCTCTTCGTACAAGTGAAATTAGGATTGGATCCCAATTTGCAACACTTGAACCTGTAGCATTTGTAGGACTCGCTTCAGTCATAAACTGAGCGTCTTCCTTCATAGCTCTTTCTTGGTTTTCCAAGATAGTAGCTGTAACGGCTCGTCTGTAAGAATCCTTAACTTTTGGTAAGTCAGGGTGTTCTAGGACAGGCTGCCATTTTTTTTCGTATTGTTCAGATAAGTACATATCTTCTCCCTATTTACTATATTTAATTAGACAACTTAATGTCTTTTGTTTTACTTATAGCGGCACTATAAGCAGCCATTGCATTAGTTAAGTCCTCAGGTTGAGTACTTGACTCTGCCGCCACATCATCTATCTCACTAGAAGTTTCTTTTTTACCAAAATAAGATTCTTTAATAGTATCTACTTTAGTTTTAAAGTCTTCTTCGTTTTTGTAGTCAATTTCTTCAGCGAGTTTGTTAAACTTCTCTTTTTGAGTATCAGTTAATTCTTTAGACGCCTCATCAACAATGTCTTGTCTTTTAAATTCACCGTTCTCTTTTGATAATTCAACATTCTTTTCAATAGATTCGTTAAGTTTCTTTTCTAACTCCTCTATTTTAGAAGATTGATCTTCTAATACATTATATTTTTCGTCTGGCACATCAATGTAATGATCTTCAAATAATTTTTTCAGACCACTAATGAAGTCCTCAGCGATTTCGCCTTTGATTCCTCTTTCTAAAGCAAGTTCATTTTCTTTCATCCACTCTTCCACTACATAAGCAAGGTAAGAGTCAACTTTTTCTACTAACTCATCTTTAGATTTTGAAGTTTCTTCGGTTAATTTCTTATCGTAATCTGCCTGCATTTCTTCAGCAATCTCTTTAACTTTTGATCTGATTGCAGTTTCAAAAACGGTAGCAGCTTTTGATTTAAATTCTTCAGATAATGAATCTTCTCCAGCGATAAGAGCGTCAACGTGTTCTTTTACGTCAATCTCTTTTTTGTCTTCTTTTTCTTCTTTCACCTTCTCGTCTTTTTTATCAGTTTCGGCTTCTTCTTTCTTCATTTTTGAAGCGTTCATTTTACCGTAACCTTCTTCTTTTTCCTTGCCATCTTCTTTTGACTCTTTTTTAGCGTCATCTTTTTTGTCAAGGTATTTTTTTAGACCAGCTGGCATTTCGCCTTCTTTGATTTCTTTATCTTCCGAATCTTTGTCAGTTTCTTTTGCTTCCATTGCCTTACTTGGATGTTTACTATCTAGTTTTGGCATTGGATCAGGAGCACCTTCTGATTTTTGAGGTGCTTGCCCAGAAACTTCTTTAACTTTTTTTGTTGCGTCAGGATTGCTGTCTGTAGGTTTTACTACAGCTGCGCCTAAATCTTCAGCGTCATTCTTTAACGGTGAAGGCTCAGCGGGTACAGCGTTCTTTTTAGGAGCATCTGGAGCTGTTGCTTCCATTACTTCTTTTCCTGCTTCAACAAGTGTTTTGTCTGTTTCGGCCATTGAAATCTCCTCTTTAATAGTTAAAACTAGTTTTAATTAATTAATTGTTAATATTTATAAAACTAGAGATTTGAAAGAAAGTTTTTAAAGACTTTTATTTTAGCTTCTGCTAAAGCGTGTCTTTTCGCACTTTCTATCTCTCGTTTCCAAGATTCTATGCTCTTTTCTACGAGTACTCCGTTGTCCCAAACCCACTCTTTACTCTCCATAATACCTTCTACGAAAGCGTCTGGAGCACTTGGATCTGCGACTATATCAGCAGCGGTTGCCAAGTAAAAGTCATCTTTTACGTAGTTTGCGCCACCTCTTGTTTCTAACGAACCCATACCTCTACTAGATACTCCTAGTTGAGCACCTTCGTCAATAAGACCTTTTACAATCTTACCGTATGGTGTGTTCATTATTTTTGCTTCACCTACAAAATTCTGTCCATCTGGTGCTAGTTTAGTAATCATATGACTAACTCTTTCCAGATTTACCGTTGGTCCGTCAGGATGTCCTAACTCACCAAATGCACGATTTTTGTCAATAAATTCGTTTGAATATCTGTTTACTTCTTTTACTAAAGTTTCATACGGATATACTCTACCGTTTCTATTTTTGATATCAGATTGTAAAAAGACGCCCTTAATCTTATACGATTTTTGGCCGTTTTTTTCTTCGACAATATATTCAGCGTCTCTGATTTCTTCGGTAATT